GGGGTACCCTTTTTATATATATATGTGCATGTGCGTTTTGCGTGTCCCCCATGGGCATAATGCGTCTGTGCATATCTGTGTATGCGTAAGTAATCTCTTTTTTTGTTCTACATTCGTTCTATGTCAATTTCTTGACAGTTCTACTCTTGTTCTATGTCAATTATTTGACGATTCGTCTGTGCGTGACCTGTGTAGGTCTGTGTAGTGCTACGCAAGTGCATATAATGTAGTCTTCAACTACATTTTCTTCAATGTTTTCAATGCAATCATTATATAATACTACTGAATATTATGAAGTAGTATTATATATATATACATCTCTTGGTTTCCTCCCTTGTTGTTTCCCTTGCTCTCTTGCATCTAGGCAGATGGGCAAGGGTGCAACGCAAGTGAAACTCAGCGATTAATTTTTTAAATTAATACTTGACATACTAATTTAACTCAATTATGTTGAGTTATAACTAACTAAAAGGATTTAAATTATGTTTAATTTTAAAGCTACAACTTATCTTTGGATAAGTTTATTTTGTTTCTTCATGTGTATCACAAGTGGCATATGCCTATTGTTCGTAGAACAACCCACAAGTTTCTTAGATAGTTTTATGGGTTATGGGATTTGTACTGTTGCATTTTTTGGAATGGGAATTGCAAAAGGGCTTGAGTAATAAAAAATACTTCTGAATATAATGAAGAAGTATTTATTTATTAAATATTAACGACAAACTGAAAGGATTTGACTATGTCAAAAATTGATATTGTAGTTCAAGTAAGACTTGGATTTGGTATGAAAACTGAACCTAAAGGTTATACCATAAAAGAATTTGTAGAACTTCTACAACCAGAAACTTCACATAATGGCGACAGAAAATTTTGTAAAAAATTATCTGAAGGTTCTGTCATTCTTGAAACTTACAATGACTATTGTAAGAGAGTAGGGGAAACTAGAATGCATAATGCATTGGAGAACTATTTATATGAGTAATGGTACGATAATATATCAAGGTCAATCTTTGATTGATAACAAGGATATTGTAGTTATTTACTTCAATGGAAGTAAAAACAAAAAGACTGGCAATATGGCTCAGACCTATATCATTCGTAGTGATATAGACCCATTGTTAGCCAGTAAGACTGGTGCAGATTATTCAATCTGTGGCAACTGTAAACATAGGGGTACACCTACGAATGACCCAGACAGAAAACAAGCTAAAGGTAGAACTTGCTATGTCAAGTTATACCAAGGTGTATTGGCAACTTACAGAGCATTTAAGAAAGGTAACTACAAAGTAGTTAAACACCATAAAGACATACAAAGTCTAGGCGAAAATCAAGTCGTAAGACTTGGTACTTATGGTGACCCAAGTGCAGTACCTAGCTACATATGGGACAGTTTACTTAGCAAAGCTAAGAAACATACTGGCTACACTCATCAATCTAGCATAGCTAGTGCAGATGTACGAGCTGACCAATGTATGATGTCTGCAGATTCTTACGAAGAATCCAAACAGTTTTGGTCAAGAGGATTTAGAACTTTTAGAGTTCTACAAAAGAACGAGGTACTTGATTCTAAGAATGAGGTACTTTGTCCAGCTTCTAAAGAAGCAGGAAAGCGAACTACTTGTGAGAACTGCGTTCTCTGTAGTGGTTCAAATATTAACGCAAAGAGTGTTGCTATTTATCAACACTAGAAAGGTATAATTTATGCATAAATTATATAGACAAAGAACTACACCAAGGTATGGAAAAATTGGTACTTTCTCAAATAACCAAGGTTATCTAGCAGTAAGTAGAGATTTTTATACTGGAAGATTTACTTCTAAAAATTATTAAAACTTGTAATTTGAAAGAGAGTATGTTATGTAATATGGGTAAGGTGCAGACCTTGAGTGAAAGCTCAGAACTGCACCACATTTTGAGTTGCTATATATAAATACTATGAATACTTATGAATAGTATTTTTATATATTAACCTAGCTGAAAGGAGTTTGATATGGCTAGAAAAATTAAAACAGTAACATATGTGTCAGCATTACCTGATGACATAGATGAAAGGGTTGAAAAAATTCAAGCTAGACTTGAAGAACTTAACCCTGAGTTTCAAGCTATGGCTGAAGAACTTGAAAATATTGGTTGGG